GGCGCAACTGCCGTTCCAGTTGCAGTTGCATCGCGCTGACCTGGGTCACGCCGGGCACCGCGCGGATCCGGGCGCGGAAGATGGCTTCGATGCCGGCTCGGTCGGGCGACTTCACCAGCACGTCCTCGAAGTACGGAACGCCGAACGTGGTGTCCAGAAACCACTCGCCCATGAAGGCCAGCAAGGTCGTCTTGATCTGCTGCGCGATACGGTCGGCGCCATCCACGAATGACGCGCGGCCAAGCAGATCCAGGTCCAGGTCGTGATCGGCGGATAAGGCAAGGTCCAGGGCCATCAAAGCGGCCCCTCGGTGGTGCCGCCCGCGTAGGCGTGACGATGCGCATCGCCGATGTTCTTGCCGTTATGGGTGACCGCGCCGCCTTCATAGGCCACGCCGCCGCGAATGCGCATCGACGCGCCGCCCTGGCCGCCCTCGCCCGCCATGCCTTGCGTATAGGTCAGCGGCCCGTTGATCGTGACCGGCGTGTTGAAGGTGGCCTGTTCGGCTTGCACCGTCCAGGTCTTGACCTGAAACATCAGGTCTCCCGCTGGCGACAGCTTCAGCGTGCCCGGCCCATACTGGATGCTGACGTTCTGCGTGTCGGCCACCATCGTGCCCGGCCGCAGCAACGGCGAAGCAAACGCGTCAGACAAATCAAACTGGCGCGGATCATCCGGCGGACCGTTATCGCCTGCCAGCCAATTCTCCAGTGCGCGGGCCGAGAACGACAGCTTGATCGCATCGCCCGCAGCCAGCGGTACCGAAATCAGCGCCTGCGCGCCGCGCACATCGCCCACCGGCCAACACACCGGCACGCGCACCACCTGGGGCGGCAACAGGACGTCGCCATTGGCCAGCCGCTTGGCCAGCGTGGGCCGGGCCGTGACGAACGTGCCGTCATACGTGACGACTTCGCCGGGCAGCGTCGTGTAGACGTCCGCCAGTTCCGTGGCGATCAGCCGGCGGATTAGGGTTACCGCGTCGCTCATGACTGCTCCTTTGTGGATGAGGGGTGGGTGTCGACCAAGGTCAATTCCGTTTGCCAATCTCCGGCTTCGCTATCGCCCGTATGACGCACGGTTTCGACGCGTTGAAACGCCTCTACCGAGCGGCTTTCCAGCTTGACCAGATCACCGGGACTGATCGTCGGCAACAGCAGCGACTTGACCTTCCAGCCGTCGCGCTGTTGTTGGGCGCTGGCGGGCGTGGCGGCGGCGCCCGACATGCCTGCACCGGCCCGCCCCGAGGCCTTTCCTTTCGACTTCGCTTTTTCCGTGGCGGCTTCCCGCGTGCGTTCCGGCTGCCCCAGCAAGCCGCTGTCCAAAGCCAGCACGACGGCCTGGCGCCGCGTGGTGCCCAACCGCTGGACCACCTGCAATTGCTGGTTCTGGATCGACCATTCCAGTCCGGTGCCCTGCGTGACCTTGTGCAATGCGGTACGCGCCGCGCCATAAAACGAAAAGCCCTGCTCCCAGCGACGGTCGGGCACGTCTTCGGCCATGACCAGCGGCAAGCCCATCTGCCGCGCAATGTCGCGGATGATGTCGCGGGCGCGAGCGCCCGGGCCCAGGCCGATCGACACCGCCGTATCGCGGACTTCGATATAGCCGTCCTTGACCGTCAGTTCGGTCACGACATCCGGCGGCCCGTAGCGGGTGTACGCGAACACGATGCTGCCCGATGCCATCAGCAGCGGACCGCCCTCTTCGGCGTAGCCCGCATACAGCACGCAACGCAAGCCGGGCTCTTCCAGTGTGCGGCGCGTTTCCGCGGCCAGGTTGTACAGGGTGATCTTGCCGTCGTTAGGCTCTTCCGCCGCAGTCTTCGCGATATTGAACGTGATGCGGATCGGAGGCACGATCTCCAGGCCCTGCGCGCCGCTCTTGCCGACAAGCAGGCGGTAGACGCGGTCAAACCTGGCCATCGGCCACCTCGTCTGCGGTGATGTACAGCAACGCCACGTCTCCGGACGGCAGCGCCGATCGACTGATGGCGTCCCGGCGGTCCGGCGCCAACGCCACGAGCTCGCCCGGGGGCACGGCCAGATGACGGTATCCCGCCAGCAAGCGCGTGTCCGGCACTACCGCGACACCTGCGACGATCAGTTCGTTGTAGGCGTTTTCGACGGACAACACCCATTGCTGCGCTTCGCTGTTCCAGGACAGCCGCAAGAAAAACGTCAAGCCATCCAGCTCCACTTCCATGATGCTGTCATTGGCGTCGGGCACGTGTATCTGGATCATGCGTTCAAGATTCCTGACGAGTTAAAGGTGTCGTGCTGCTTCGGCGTGGCGGGTGCGCCGTTCTGCTTGCCCGCGTTTGCCTTGGTCGTACCGGCCTTCCCCGTAGCGCTGCCCGAGGTTTTCTCGGGCGGGATATCCGCCTGCCGCAACGTCACCTTGCGGATGCGCTTGAAGTTGGCGGATAGCTCGAAACGGTCGCCTGCACTGTTGGTGCGTCCGATGGAGCAGCTTTCCATCACGAAATCCACATAGACATCCAGCCCAGTCGTGATCGTGATGGGCAGACGGTCCGCATGGATCTTGCGCAATGCGTCCTTGGCGCCGATCAGCTTTGACCGGCCGGCGCCCAAGGCCGCACCCCGAAAGCCGCCCAGCAGGCTGATGTCAGCGGCCGTCACCCACCCGGTCAGTGTCAGTTGCTCGGAATCCTGGGCCACGTGGTCCGTGACCGGCGGACCGTCTTCCACGGCGAATGACGTTGCGCGGCTGTTGAGTTGCGTCGTTTCGTTAACAAGCGCATCCAGGGGCAAGGTCCCGATGCTGCTGCCGCCATTCCATCCGAAGATCATGGAAACAAAGTTCATGGGGGGCTCCTATCGGGGGCTTTCGACGCCGGGCGTCAAGTCGTGCATGCTGCGCAGGCTTTGAAGATCCCTTTGCTGACCCTGACTCACGCCATCAGCAACCGCATTCCTCACAACCGGAGGATCACCTGAAGGCACGTTGACGACGATATTGTTAAGGCTTTGGAAGTTGACTGGCGTGCGAGGTCGAGTCGGACCAGCACCAATCACGGAGGCGGGCGGTACGACAAACCCCGTCGCACCGCTTGCCGTCGTCAACCAATCGGGGGCCGCCCCCGGCGACCAACCGTCCATCACCGACGCCTGGTCGCCGGCATCCTCGCCTGACTGCCCAGGCAGCAAACCCTTGAACCAGTTTTTTGCGGCGCGGACTTTGTCGATCACCCAGGTCTGGATGGCGCGGCCGATCTCTTTGACGGTGGCGACCATCCGGCCGCCCATGCCCGAGAAAAACGTCCACAAGCCGTTGAACGCGCCCGCCCAGTGCGCAATGGCGCCGTCCCAGTCACCCGTGAAGGCTGCAATCACGCCACTGACAAGACGGCTCCAGAATTCCCAGATGGCGGCGATGTATTCGATCACCGGGCCCAGGAAGGAATCGTGGGCCATCGCCATCAGCGCGTCCCAGGATGCCGAGACGTACGCCGTGATCACATCCCAGTTTTCCCAGATCTGCCACAGCGCAACGGCCAACATGCCGATCAACGCAATGATCCGGCCGATCGGCGTCATGGCGAAGGCGTTCCAGAGCATGGGCACGACGACGCTTGCCAGGTTCAGCAAAAATGCGCCGACCGGCGACAGGATCTGCCACAGGCAGTAGATCAGTACGGCAATCGATCCGAAGCGTTGGATCCATGGCCCCAGCGCCTCGCCCGCGCCACCCAGTATGTCCTTCACAAACACCAGCACGGATGACACGGCATCGAGCTCGTCCTGCCATTCCTCCACGCCGCCGATCCAGCCGCCCAGTACGGATTCGCCACCCGCCAGCCAGTTGGCGATGTCTTCGCCGATCAGATAGATCGTGGTCAACACCGCCGCCATACGCAGCATGGGCGCTATCGACCGGCTCCACACCGACAGCATCTGCATGGCGCCCGCCGGCCCGCTGCGCAGCGCCATCGCGGAATCCAGCCCGAGCGCGGCGCGCGTGGTCGCGATCAGCGATTGAAACAGGCCGCCCGCCATCGCACTGGCCCGCCGCAGCCCGTTGCCCAGCGAGACCAGCCCGATGCTGGCGCCGGTCAGCGCAAGCAGTTTGGCAACTGTGTCGATGTTGTCGGCCAGAAACAGGATAGACGTCGTGACTCCATTCAACACGCCGCGACCCGCCGGCAACGCCTGGCCCAGATAGCGCTGCATGGCGTCGTTGAACGCCGTCATTGCCCCGGTGATGGATGCGGGTGCACCCTCGGCTTCGGTGCGCATGGTCGGCAACTGCGATTGCAACGCGGGCAACGCGCGGTCCGTCGTGATCTGGCCGCCCTGCACTTGATCGCGCAACTGGCCACGGCTAAGGTTCAGCCCAGCGGCCAACGCGTCCTGCATGCGCCGGGGCAAGGCGTTGAATTGCGCCACGTCCAACCGGCCTTGCTCGACCATGTTCAGCAGCGCGGCCACGATGCCCTCGCGGTCCCGCGCGGGCGTTTGCGACAGGCGCATGCTCAACGCCACGGCTTCGGTGATGCCGGTGGCTTCCTGCCGCGTACGTCCATGGTCTTGCAACGTTTGCACGGACCGCACGTACGTGTCGACGTTGTCGGCATACGGCATGCCACTGGTTCGCGACACGCGGGCAAGGTCACGGTCGGCTTGAACTGCGTTCCCGTCCGCCCCTGCTGCTTGCCCCAGGCGCGCCTGGATCTGCCCCCACGCGTCGATGTCGCCAAGGACGCGCTTGAGCGGCGACGCGCCCAGCGTCAGCTCGACAACGCCGCGCAGGCCACCCAACGCCGCCGCGTGTTGGCGGGCGGCCGGAATGCCTTGCGGCCTGGGTCCGGGAGGGGAGCTTGCGGCTTGACCCATCGCGGGTTGACCGTTTGCGGGTTGACCATTTTCGGGTTGACCGTTTGCCGTCCGCTGGCTTGCCATCTGGCCAACGATCATCTGCGCGACCGTCATCTGTGCGCCGGGCATCTGCGCGCCTGCCGATTGCCCTCCTTTCGCTTGCGACGCGTTCACCACACCGGGCAACACGCCCGCCAGCGCCTGGCGCATCGCGGCGCCCGCCTTGACGCTTGCGTCCGCCATGGCCTGCAACGCCGACTCGAAAGCCTGCCGATAGGCGTGCAGCCCGGATTGGTCCACCTGGTAGCGCAACAGCGTCACCACCTCTCGTACAACGATCATCGTTACCTCGCCTTGTTATCTGCCGCAGCCTGCGCGGCCTGCTGGGCGTCCATCAGCGCGTTAAGCTTCAGGATGTCCAGCAGATCGACGTCGCCGCGCTTGACGGCATCCAGGCTGACGTAGCGGGCCAGGATGGGCCGCCAGATGATCAACTCTCGTTCGAAGCCTGCGTCGAACCGCCCGACAGGCTCGCCAACGTCGCGCGGGCCGGACCAAAGCGGCCGGCCCAACGCGCCAAAGGGCCGGCGAAGTTGTGCTCAAGAATGTGGAACAACAACTCCAGAATCTCGGCGTAGTCGCCAAAGGCCAGCCCGCGGTGCGCGGGCGTCAGCTTCTGGGGCTCGCGGCCCGCCAGTTCGAAGCTGACCAGCTCCGGGTCGATCAGGCGCTCGGCCCAGCCCGCTAGCGCGTCGCCGCCCAGCTTCGCCGACAGTTCCCGGAACGCATTCAGCATCGCGCTTTCGTCGCGGCCTTCGCCGGCGCCGTCCGCGCTGAACACCGAGGTCAGCATCGACCCCGCTGCCGGCAGCACTTCCTTTTGCAGGTCGCCCAACAGCTTGAGCTGGCGGAACGGATCAAAGCGGGAAACGCGGAACACCGTCGACCCGATGGTCACTTCCTTGGTGGCGCTCATCAGGTGTTGCCCCCGATGACGTGGATGGCCGGGCCGGTTTCGATCGCCCATTCACGGCTGCCGACCTTGGCGCCGTAGCCCGCGTCGGGCATCTTGACGATCCACGCGGAATCCGACGCGTGCAGCGACGTGCCGCGCAGGTCGGTCACGGATACCGGTACCGCGCCATTGCCCTCGGTGGCGCGGTCGGCCTGGTGCAGCGCCGTCAGGGCGGCGTTGCTGGCGCTGGTCTGCATCAGCGTCAGGGTGATGCGCAAGCGCGAATCGCGCGACATGGAACGCGCCACCTCGCCATCGACGCCGACGACGGAGGCAATGCCTTCGCCGATTTCGGTCACGGTGACAAAGGTATCTTCGGCCAGGCCGGAGATGGGCAGCGCGCCCATCACGATCTTCACCTGGTTGGGTGCGTAGGTTTTGACGGACATGGATAGACCCCGATTACAGTTGTTGGTAGGTGAGGTTGCCCTTGATTTCGGCAACATGGATGGCGCCCGCCAGGCGGGCGCTGAACGTCAGGTCGCGCAGGATGCGATTGGCCTTGTCGTTCGGGGAAACGCTCGCGGCACGCGGCACATTGATCACGAAGCCCGGGATCTTGCGGCCCGCTTCATCGATCTCATCGGGCGCCACCAGGCCGCGGCTCTGGCCCAGCAGCAGCGCCTGGCGGATGCCGTTGACCAGGATCTGGATACCCACGTCGGTGTAGGGCACCTTGCCGTTGGCGTTGATCAGCTGCGAGGCAACGTTGATCTTCACTTGCTCGGCCAACCAGTCGCGGCCACGGATCACATCGATCCATTCGCCAGCGGCGACCTTGCCGTTTTGCGTCACGGAAAAGTTGCGCATCTGCTCGAACGTGTTGGCGTTCTTCGCATGCGCGGCCAGCGCCTGGCCTTCGCTCAGGCTGTCGTACGTCACGCCGGAGAGCCGCGTGTTGGCCCAGGTTTCACCACCCGGATAGAAGGTGAAGCGGTTGGCGGCGACGGCGGCGTCCAGCGCCTCGCTGTCGGCCTGGCCGTGGAACCACACGTGCGTGCGGAAGTACTGCTTCTGCTGGCAGCGCGACGCGATGTCGTTGGAGACGGCCGCGTCGATGATGCCGGCCTGGGCGCTGGATACGCCGAACAGGCGCTCGTTCGATTCCACCCATTCGGCGGCGTCCAGCACATCCGCTTCGACGCGGCTGGCCAGCGACACACCGTACCAGTCGCCGTTCTCGCGCAGGCAGGCGTTCAGCGCGGCCGACGGCGTTTCGGTGCTGGCCGGCGCGGCCAATTGCAGGTTGCCCGTCACGGCGATGGCCAACGCCTGGCCGGACACGGCGGTGGTCACGGCAACGTCGGCGCCCGTGGCGGTGGCCGTCACCGGTGCGTCGGTTTCGGCAATCGCGGTGGCCAGGGCCGTTGCAAGGGTCTGCGGCGTGCTGTCGGCAGAACCCGTCACGTTGACGTCCACCTTTTTCACGGCGCCATTCGCGTCGCGCCAAGAGAGCGACACGGCGTAGTCGGCAACGGCGGCACGCGTCACGGAAATGCGCGAAGCATCCACTTGACGACGACCGACAAAGACCCGGGCCACGGTCGGAATTTGCTTGAAGGCATCGCGCACCGCGATGTACAGGGGATCGGTCTGCGCAATGCCCATGTCGAGCAATTCGCCCGGTTCGGTCACCGCTAGAACGCGGTTCACGGTCAGCGCATGCGCGCCCAGGATCAGGATGTCAGAGAAGTTCTGCTCCTTGATCGCCGTGGTGTTCAGCGAGATCGCCACATTGACGATCCGGTCGATTTTTGCCATTTGCGGCTCCAAAAAAAAACCGCCCAAAGGCGGCGGGGGGACAACGTAATGAAGACCTGACGCTAGTTCGTCGTTTCGGTCTTCGCGGAAAAAGAAGTGTGCAGAGCAGGCAGCAACCCACCTGTGGTCGTGATGGTGCCGGTCACTGTTTCGATGACGCCAACAACATCCGTGTAGGTCTGCGCGTAGCGTATTCCCAGGTCAAGCGCGCCCAGCGGCTCGCTTGCCGCACCGGCTGTTTCGCGCGGCACGCGTTGCACGCGACCGGCCTGGAACAACGCCAGGCCCAGCGCTTCAGCATGATCTTCATGGACCGGGTGGCGCAGCGTAAGGCCCATCTTGTCCAGGATGCGATAGGCGGCGGCGCCCACGCTACGCAACTCGACGGTGGCATCGCGATGGTCATGCACCGGCTGGTTGCCATCGGCGTCGACCTGGCCGGTTTCAGCAGGCCCGGCCTGCACCCAGCGCACCGCCAACGCGATATAAGGCGGCGGTGGAACTGCCGACGTATCGTCGGAAAGCACCACCGGCACGCCGCCTGCGGCAGCCGTCACCAGCGTAAGGATTGCGTCTTCAGGCGTCATGGCGGTCAATTTTTGTCTCGGAAAAAACAAAGCCCGCGAACCGAGTCGGTTGGCGGGCTGCATTTCGTGTGGGCGCAATGCCCCGCGGCTATTGTCTCAAATCCGGTCCCAAATGGGCATGGTTTTTATGAAGTGCATGTCCCAATTGCTGCCAGGAATACGTGGCCGATTTCGTGTTGCCGCCGCAGCGCTGCACATGGCCTGCGTCCAGCAGATGATCCAGCACCCGGCGGGCGCCGCGCCGCATCGCCTCTTGCGATGCAGGCGCCAGGGGGATGCCGCGGCTGACGTGACGCAAGATCTCGGCCATTCTGAATTCCCGGCCCGGATACGCCGCCAGCAGATCGATGACCTCGTGCGCGTACTTCATTTGAATGTCCTCCATACCTGCTGCTTGAAACTGCCAAGTGCCACCTTGTAGTACGGCAGCGTGATACCGATGACGCGGCAGGCCTTGCCCTGGCGTAGATGTCCGGGCAGGTCGCCGTAGTCGGCGCGCCGCGTATATTCGGCTTGCACTACCCGCCTTTCGACGAGCGGCAGCGCTTCATACAATGCGTTCACTCGGCGTGCCCGTTCATGGTTCACCGGAATCCGCACGGGTTCGTCGTCATCGTCGTGGCCCGGCTGCGGCGGAAACTCGCATAGGTCCGGCGCATCTTTCTCCATGCGTCGAGGCCCCGGCCAATCTCCCTCCCATTGCGCCCGCGCCCAATTGCGAATTTCGTCTTCCACCCAACGTGGCAACCCTGCTTCCATTTCAGACCTCGTCCCTGTTGTGTTTTGGCCATCACCCGCACGGCGTTCGATAGCGGCTCTATTGCTCATATGCGCTCCGGATTGGCGCTGTGCTTGGCATGCGTCAGCATCTCGGCGATGGCTTTGGTCGGATGCCCGCCCAGCGCGATGCGCGCTTCCCATTTCTCGATCCATTCGCGGTGCGACCGGCTGCGCGGCTCCAGCAGCTTTCCCGCCCCCATCTTCTTTAACGCCGCCTCGGCCTGGGCGCGCGAGGCCAATGTCTGGCCAGGGGCTGGCAGCGCCGCGCGCGGCTCGGGAATGTCGGGCCACGCCCCTTTGCTCAGTTCCTCGGCCAACGTTCTTTCCCAGCGTGCTTTGATCGCGCCGTAATTGCTGTTCAGCAGATCCACGGTGCTCACGCCCACTGCGGCCCAATACACGGCGGGATGCGACCAGTTGCCGATCTCGCCCCGGCGACGCGCCGACACGCCACGCACGGCTTCGTGATAAGCGACCTCGGGCGTCAGCCACGGGCAGCACAACTTCAAAAACTCCGGCAGGGTTGGCGGCCACTCGCGAGTCAGGCATGCGGTCAGGCCGCGCCTGACATGCGATTCGCCCAGCCCCGCCAGCTTCTGGTTCCACGAGTCCTTCAGCTCACGCGGCGTCAACCCTTCCCACTGCTGCGCGAACTTCGCGCCATACAGCAGATGCATCTCGTGGACGACCAACGCGCCTAGCCCGTTTGACGCTTCAGCGACTTGCATCGATCACTCCCATGTCGATCTCGCTGCGCGCCCGGCCTTCGGCCAGGACGCTGCGCAATTCGGATGACCAATCCGCCCGCTGCCGCGCCCGGGCGAGCGGGGCCTCCTGCCGGTTGCTGCGTGGCGGAAACAAGCCCTGATATCCGCTAGCGATGCTATGGGCGATCACGGCACTAGGCGCGATGCCCTCTGCCTGGTAGCCCGCAAGCTGTTGCAGCTGCCGGCGCGCGCCCTCTTCCGTAATCGGCTTCTTGCGCGCTTTGCGGTCCACGACCCAGCTGACCCAGTCTTCACGCGCAAGCCAAGCCGGCAATGCAATCGCCGAGGCATCGAATCCGGAAGCCCGCTTGCAATGCGCCGTGGCGGATTTTTCCTGGCTCTTGGTTCCTGGTTCTGGTTCCTGGTTAGTTGGCGCCGTGTTCAACGGCTGTTGAACACCTGGGTCCTGGCCCGCTTCGCCCGGGCCCCCTTCCGCATCGCGGCGTTGGGCTTGCCGCGCCCGCTTCGCGGCGCTGGCCTTGCCCGCGACAGATTTCGCTTCCTTGTTGCCGTGATAGCGAGCGATCTCGGCATCGCAACGCGCATGGCGCCAGCCGTGCTCCGTGTCCGTGAAAAACTCGTTCAGCACCTGGAAGACGGCGGCCTGCTCCTCATCCGACCGCGCAATCAGCAGCCGACACAGCTTGTCGACGTCGCGCGACAAGGGGGCCTCGGTGTCGTAATAGAGTTCGATCAAGTCGCGATAGACACTGCGCTCGATCCGCGTGAGGTGGCGCGTCGCGCTATTGAAATCACCAATGTGATGGGGGTAGTAGTTCATTCCGCCGTTGTCCCTTCGGCCAGCTCCGGCCAGATTCGAATGCAATCGGCGGGACGCAGGTCGCGCCGGGTGACCACGCCGCAGGTGGCTTGCTCGATCAGGGCGCAATGCTTGACCGGGACGGGCCTTCGGCCCGTGCGCCACTGATAGATCAGCGCAGGAGACACCCCTACGCGTCGAGCGAGCGCTGCAGCGGTAAGCGCTCCATCCCGGCCGAAATAATCATGTAGATTCATCGCCAAAACTATAGCGACGCTACAGTTTATTAGCAAGCCATGCTATAGTTTTATTTGAATAGCATTGCTATATGAAAATGTGGACGATCGAAGAGGAAGCCGCCGCCCTGCGCGCACGCTTTGAAGGCGTGAACCGCGCGGCATTCGCTCGCGACCACCAAGTGAAGGGCGGCCAGGCGATGATCTACCAGCACATCACCGGCCGGCGCCCCATTGGCATCGAGGCCGCGATGGCTTACGCGGAAGGCTTCGGCTGCACGCTGGCGGCGATCAGTCCGCGCTTGGCCGCTGAAACCAGGAAGGCAGCGTCGCTGTCATCGGGTGCGCCACTCGCCGCT